TATGTAGACGGTAGTATTGTAAAATTATTAGATAAAGGAACAATTGGACAAACTAGTTGGAGGAATGTACTAGACTCGCATCCGGGATCATATCAGCCGGGTATTAGTAGAATTTATCTTAATAAACTAGATACTAATACAGCAATTACAGGTACCTTTGCATTAAACACAATAGACGATACACAAATTGTTGTTAATTGGGATACTGATTCATTTCCAGCTAACACTGTAATTGAAAGTAGCGACAGATCATTAGGTGCTTTAACATCTATTGATTATATTATTGACCCAACTAAAACATTCCCAGCTAGTAAGTCGCAAGGAACTAGAGTATTACTATTAGGTTCAATTGGCTCAACTAGCAACACTGACGGTGCTGCCGCTTGGAAAAACTCAGACGGTTGGATAAATGGCGATAATGATACAGATTTAGTTGCTAGTGAAAATGATATTATTGAATGGAGCGGAAGTGCTTGGAGCATAGTATTTGATGCATCAGCTACAATTAATGCAACTACAGTAACATACACTACTAACCTAAATACTGGCACACAGTACAGATGGAATGGTGAAGATTGGTTACTTAGTGTCGAAGGGCAGTATCCACAAGGAACATGGAGAATTGCACTCAACGGATAACTATTTTTATGAAAGAAATAGTCTGTAGTGGAGCCTTATTTTATAGTTTAAAAACAAAAAGATTTCTCTTTTTGCATCGAGCTAGTGGCAAACATAATAAATTATGGGGATTAGTTGGCGGTACTAACGAAGGAGCAGAAACTCCTTGGGAAGGTCTTCAGCGAGAAATTACTGAAGAAATCGGCGAGCTTCCTCCTATTACTAAAACTATGCCGTTAGAAACATTTGTATCTACTGATAGTAAGTTTTCCTTTCATACATATCTATGTGTAATTAAGGAGGAATTTATACCTGAACTTAATACAGAACATGACGGCTATGCTTGGGTAAGTTTTAGTAAATGGCCCAAGCCATTACATCACGGATTGCGCAACACCCTTCAAAGTAAAATTAGTCTAAACAAGCTAGAAACTGTATTTAAAGTTATTGATTTACTTGACAAATCTTAACTAATCAAGTATAATAACACTATGAAAGTATTAGTTATCGGCGATGTAATAATCGACAAATATATCTATGGCACTTCAGAACGTTTAAGTCCTGAAGCTCCTGTCCCTGTTGTTAAACACCTGCGTGAAGTTGAAACCCTTGGCGGTGCAGGACTTGTTTACAAAAACTTAAAGAGCTTAGGGGTTGACGTAACACTATTTGATATCGAACAGCCTAGAAGTATTAAGACTAGAGTAATTTGCGATGGACATTATGTTACACGCATTGACGATGATAAACATGCAGACAGTGCCGCAGTATTAGACGCTGTACAAGCAACTGATTTTACAAAATACAACTATGTTATATTAAGTGATTATAATAAAGGTGTACTAGATGAGTCACTTGATATAATTGAACACTTAAATGCATTTGGTTGTAAAGTAATTGTAGATCCTAAGGAACATGCAAATCATTATATCAATGCTTGGCTAATAAAACCTAACTATAGTGAGTTTACTAAGTTTGGATTTATAAGCTGGCAGGGTAATATTATTACAACTAATGCAGGCAATAATGTAGTTGCTACAATAGATAATACAGATTACGATATTCCAGTCGAAGCTGTAGAAGTATCAGATGTTACAGGTGCAGGAGATTGTTTCTTGGCCGCATTTGTATACGGATTAACAAAGCAATACAATCATAAGAAGTGTTTAGAACTTGCTGTTAGGGGTTCTAGAGAAGCAGTTAAGCACGTAGGCACATACACACTTACAGTAACCGATATCGAAGATACTATTGTGTTTACTAATGGCGTATTTGATATATTACACATTGGGCACTTAAAGCTTCTTAGCCATGCCAACACACTAGGTAATCGCTTAGTAGTGGGCATTAACAGCGATTCCAGTGTTAAGCGATTAAAAGGTGATTTAAGACCCATTAACGATGAAAGCACCCGCAAGGAAAGCCTGTTAATGCTTGGTTTTGTAGACGAGGTAATAGTGTTTGAAGAAGACACTCCGTTGGAAACAATAACCATCTTAGAGCCAAATATTATAGTAAAGGGTGGAGACTATATTCCAGCTACAGTAGTAGGAAATCATCTTGCTACAGTTGTTATTTTTCCTACAGTTGAAGGACATAGCACAACAAAGATAATTAATTATAAAGAGGAGAACACACTATGAAATTTATAGCGGCAATGGATCACAGCGGCGGATCAACAGGCAGTGTACTAGAACGTTACGAACAAGAGTATACAGAAGAAAACAAAATGGACCTTGTCCATCAAATGCGATTGCGAATGATTAACTCACCATTATTTAACGGTGAATATATTTGGGCGGCAATACTTTATACAGATACTATCGAACGTGGAATTACAGAACTACTTAGAAACAAAGGTATTGAAAGCTATGTTAAAATTGATAGCGGATGCGAAGCTGATGGTACACTAAAGGCATTTGACGTTGAAGCTATGATCGAGTTTGCTCACGAAAATGATTGCACTGGTACTAAGATGCGTAGCATTGTTAAGACTACAGACAGCATTGACCCGATATTAAAACAACAGTTTGAAATTGCGCAGACAGTTGTTAACAACGGCCTAACTCCAATTGTTGAGCCAGAAGTTCCAATTGATCTTAAAGAAAAACGAGATACTGAAATACAGCTTCGACATGCAATGGAAGATTACTTAGACAACTTTAATGGACAAGTTATTTTAAAATTAACACTGCCTGAAGAAGTTAACTTATATGCTGAGCTGGCCTTACATAAGAATGTAAAGAAGCTAGTTGGTCTTAGTGGTGGCTATTCAACTACAGAAGCAGTTACTAGATTAAGTCAGCAGTTAGATATGAGTGCAAGTTTTAGTCGCGGATTAAGCGAAGGCTTACTTGCGCATCAACATGATGACGACTTTAATAAAAAGATTTCTACAAACATTAAGAGGATCGAAGGAGCAAGTTCGTGAATACTATACAGCCATCACAACCTCGTGTTGCGTATAAGCCTAATGAAAATATTAGGCCAGCAGTTCCAAGAGAAGATGTACACTGTATAGACGAACGAAAGCAACAAGTAGTATCACAAGTTAAAGTATTACAAGAACTGCACAGTGAGAAAGCAAATAGAATTTTAGAAGAATCACGCAAAGCACAAGTACTAAGCTACGAAGCCGATGGCAAGCGTAGATTAGAAACAATACAACAAGGCACTATATTGGACGTAAAAGTATGAAAATTTTAGTTACTGGAAGTGATGGATTCATTGGTCAAAATCTTATTACACACTTAATGAGTGAAGGACACGGTGTTGCCGAATACGAGTATGTAGAAAACACTGTTCCTGACTGTAGTCAGTTTGATAGAGTTATACATATGGGTGCAATTAGCAGTACTACCGAAACTGATGTTGAAAAGGTAATGAAGCAAAATTTAGACTTTAGCACTAAGCTATTGCAAGTTTGCGACATGCAAGGTGTTGATTTAATTTATGCATCTAGTGCCAGTGTATATGGGCCTACTACACATTTTACAGAAGATGGCCCGTTGCTACCGCAATCTCCATATGCTTGGAGCAAATACTTATTTGATCGCGATGTGCAAAAATTAGATTGGAGTGAATACCAATGTAAAATACAAGGGTTGCGGTTCTTTAACGTTTACGGCGAACACGAGGATCATAAAGGTTTTCAAATGAGCGTGTTTCATAAATTTAAAGAACAAGCACTTAGCACAGGCAAAGTGCATCCATTTGCAGGCAGTGATGATATATGTAGAGACTTTATATACGTAGGCGACATTTGTAAAATTATTTCAAAATTGTTAGTTGCTGATGAAAGCGGAATATGGAATGTAGGCATGGGCGAAGCAACTAGCTTTGGCAGTGTTGCTAAATGTATTGCTAACAAATATAATGCTACTGTAGAAGAAATACCAATACCTGATAGTGTAAAGAATCAGTATCAGTCGTTTACAAAAAGTAACAACGATAAATTATTAAACACAATAGGTGAATTTAAATTCACTACACCATTTGAATGGATTGAGGAGAATGAATAATGGCTGAACAACCTACAAGACTAGAAGGCAAACAAGACAAAGGCTGGGGATACGAAATTATCTGGGCAACCAATGACAAGTATTGTGGTAAAATTATGGTCTTTGAAAAGAAGGGCAATAAATTTAGTATGCACTTTCATAAAGATAAAGACGAAACATGGTTTGTAAATACTGGAAGTTTTGTTGTTAGATGGTTAGATACTAAGACAGCTACATTGTTTACACATACATTAACTGAAGGAATGACTTGGCACAATCCTCCGTTACGCCCGCACCAATTAGAAGCACTTGAAGACGATAGTAGTATAACTGAAGTTAGTACAGCTGATAGTGTCGAAGACAATTATAGAATTATTCCAGGAGATAGTCAAGCCGGAATGCACGAGCAACTTAAAGAAGAAAGTGTATCTGATGAGTAGTCCGTCAATAGTATGGAGCAACGATGTCGACATTGATGCGTTAAAAGCCTTTCATGACCCTAGTTATATTGCGCCAAAGTGTGTAGTTGGATTAGATAGAGACGGTGTTATAAACGTAAACAATGGTGATTATGTTTCTAAAGTTAGTGACTGGGAATTTGAAGAAGGCAGTTTAGATGCAATTGTCCGTATACGCAAACACGGTCATAAAATTGTAATACTTACAAATCAAGGCGGTATTGAGAAAGGCTTATACACTGAAGAAGATGTAGAAAAAGTACACGCCCACATGTTTTTAGAACTTGGCAAAGCAGGGTGTCCTAGCATAGATGGGTTGTATTATAGTTCTAGTAGCCACAAAACAAATATGTATGCAAAGCCTAATGTCGGAATGTTTAAGCGATGTGAAAAAGAAGTAAAACATGTAAAATTTTCAAAGGGCTACTATGCTGGAGACAGTATTAGAGATTTAAAAGCCGCTATGAAAGTTGGTGCTAAACCTGTTCTTATTCGTACCGGACACGGCAAGGATACTGAAGAGCTTGTAAACAAACGATTTTCATACAAGCAAATTAAAAAAGCAATGATAGTATTTGATAATCTTGCAGCCTTTGCTGATTGGTTAGAAACAAAATGATAATTGTTCGAGATGATTTAATTCCTCAAAAACTTCAGGATCACCTCGAACTATTAGTGTTTGGTGACGAGCTTATTATATCCCAACTACCATTAACATGCAAACAAGAAACAACAGCCGATGACGGAATAAATCCGTTGCCGACTAGTTTTGGGCATGTGTTAAAAAGCAGTACTAAGCTAACTGAATACTATGGTCTTTTTAGTAAAGTACCACAACTTGCACTAGATCAATTAGAAGTTCGCTGGGTTGATATAATACAAGCAAGATTGTTTATTACAGTTCCGCATAAAACTAAACTGCCTCACTATAAGCCGCACACAGATAGAAACGAAGATCATTTAGCACTAATATATTATGTAAATGATTCAGACGGTGACACTGTGTTTTTTGAAAATGATAAAATAGTTAAAAGAGTATCACCTAAAAAAGGTCGAGTCATAGTGTTTGACGGAAGTCATTTGCATGCCGGCGGCTTTCCAACCGACATACCACGCTGTATTGTAAACTACAACATACACGCTTAGGCTTGCGCTTCGCCCCATCTAAGAATAATATTTGTCAACACGTCTGCACCAGCAGTTTTGTATATGTTAATAGCTAAAACATCTGGACCATTTGGGAATGTACCTCTACCACCTAATGTAGTATTTGTAAGTTCCTTCAAACTTGAAAGATCTAATGACGCTCTTTCATTTGGTGTTGCAATAAACGATAGTACGGTTTCGCCTGGTTGGGCAAATGGTGGTTGAACAAACTGTAATATAATAGTACCACTACCAGCTGGGAACGAGCCAACCATTGCATTATTAAACGTTAGTTCGTAATAAGCAGTTCCAGCAAAGTTTAATGATGCAATGTTGTTAACCAATGTACCTGTGGGGAACGTTGGACTAGTTGTATTGCCCGATATAGCAGTACCGTTAGCACCGCCTGATGCTTCCCAACTTGCCGCTGACACTAGCGCACTGTTAGTATTTGAAACTGCTCCACCTTTTGTTAATGTTACATGGTTTGAACTGTTTGCACTGATTGACCCTGATGTCCGTCTACTTAATCTAAAGTAACCATAACTGCCGCTTGAAGCAATGTATGCATCTGAAACCGTTGTGTTAGATCGAATGTTAGTTCCAGTTACTGGTACACCAATAACAGATTCAGTTTCGTATGTTCCAAATGTAGTTCTAAAATCAACAGCATTAATATACAAGTACTGACTATTACTACCTGTATTATATATTCCACTGTCTAATACCGCAGTAATTGGAGTAAGTGCAGTAAGTGTAGTTTCTGTCGCTGCCGCACCAGTTGACCATGTAATACCCGCACCAGACGCAATCTGTGCAAAGCTAGGTTGTCCACCCTGTGCAAGTCCTGATAATCCTGTCCAGTTAACCAGTGACGGGTTAGTTGGATAGTTTTGTGGGTTAAGTACACCTTCAACAACAATGCCGCCTGTACTAGTTTCTGAAGTAATTTCTAGTCCTGTTAGTAATAGCTGTGCTCTGTTTAGTAGTTCTCTTTCACCCAAGTCACCTACAATAGCGTTTGACACACTAGGTGCAAGCCTGATCATAAATGCCGTTTGTTTAGTTGTACCAACAGTAATAGCTTGTTCAGCGTATGAGAAAATATAACCACGGTCTTCATCAAAGCCGCCGTCTGTAATAAACGCACTACCCCAGTGACTAATTAATGGTGTTGTTGTATTACTAACTAACACAACTCCAACACTTGCGGCATGTATTGCTGCCGGGCCAGCAGTGTACGTTCTTGCCGCGCCTGCTTGGAAGTTTGTTAGGCTTGCCGCTCTGGTGCAGCCTGTTAGTGTATTATTTGATTCGGTTCTGCCAGTATAAGTTATAAGCTCGTTGTTAATAAACAATGTACCTGCGTTTGGAAAGAAGTCTACATCGTCTAAATTTAGTGTTGTATCAGCAATAGCTACTGCTGTTCTTAATTTACCCATTGCACCTTCGTTAGTAACTTCATAACGCACAGGTAAGTTACCTGATCTCATAAATGCTTCTGTGTTAATGTTTGAGTTACGCATTCTGTGAGCATACACAAAGTTACCATCTGCTCCACGTACCATAAAGTCAATAAAACCAGCACCGTACCATGAATATTCAATTCCGATCATTTGCATCTTTGATATTTCTAATGCATAACCACTTGGGCCAGTTCCGTCCATTCTGTCTAGATTAAAGTCAGCTTGTCTAACTTTCTTATCACTTACTAAACAAACTTTTGCACCTAGTGCAGTGTTTACTCCGCGATAGTCCGGAGTAACGTTAATTTCTGTTTGGCTATTAACATGCGAAACAACATGCGTCATTCCCCTAATAACAATTCTGTCACCAGTTTTTAATTGATCTTGGAAGCGGGTGTTTAACCCAGTTACTACGTTTGTATCTGGTGCAATAGTTGCAGTACCAGCAGTTTGCTTAGTTGAAGTACGCTGATTAACTAATAAGTTAGTACCATCATACTCCCAATAAATTCCGTTTTGGTCATCAAACACACCTGAGCGTACTGTAGCACCGTGCCATTGCTTAGTTGAAACTTGTGCATTAAAACTTAATGTTGCAGTAGTTGAGCCTAATCTTAAATTTGCTGTAACTTCAAATGTACGTTCGTCTATGATGTCATTAACTGTATATGTACTGTTATATCCTGCTGTAGAAATACCAATAATATTAACTATGCCGCCAATTTGTAGTCCGTGATCGTTATCGTCACACGTTACAGTAATAGTTGATCCTGTTTCTAATCCAGACGATGTACATGAACGTAGATCGTAACTTGGAGCAAATAACGCACCAGTTGTATACATAATACCCTTACCTGATTGGTAACGAATATACTTTTTACTTTGACGTATTGCTTGTGCGCCATGTTGTGGTCCACCTGTGCCTAATTGCACACCACCGTCATATGGTCTGTGAATAAAGAAGCTGTCTGGTCTCGGATACACAGTAGCGTTAACGATATTAGTAGCATCTGTAACAATTGCACCAACTGCGCGAGCTGTGTAGTCTAACGAGCTTTTAGTTGGAATTGCTATAGCTAAGAATGATCCAGCCGCTAAGTTGTGATTGTTTGAGCCACTATCACTTGATACTGTTGTAATAAATGTATCACCTGGTACTAGTCCATGTGGGCTATCAAACGTAATTCTCATAGTAGCAAGTGCTTCAAAAGTAATGTCTGCGGCTAATTCCAGCTGTGCTGTGACTGCCGCATCAATTGTTATAGTTGAATACAATGCTAAGTCTGTTCCTGCAAATGCATCACCTGTAGCAACATATGTTACAATTGCACCAGCACTATCAATACTCGAAACTTGTATTGTAATATCGTGTGTAGTTGGTACGCCGCCTACT